CGTCTTACATTTGGCTTGCTGATGCTGCTAACATTGACTCTGACTACAGAGTAGCAGGTGCTGGCACAGATGCAGATGAAAGTACAGACTTTGCTCTTGCTACTGATAAGCAAGTAGTGAAGACTATCAGACTTGCAAATGGTGCTAATGCTCAATCTTTGGGTTCTTCTGCATATGCAAATGCATTTGATTTGGTTGAAGATGTAGACGCATATCAGGTAGACTTCTTGATTGCTCCCGCAGTTACTTCTGGAACTGATGAAGCACAAGATGCCGCAGCAGATACAATCATTACTGACTTGCACTCTATTGCTTCTCTTACCCGTAAAGATTGTATTGTAGTAGCATCTCCACCAAAGCATGCTGTAATTAATACAACATCCCCTGTAACTGACACTATTGAGTTTGCAGACAGACTTCCATCCAGCTCGTATATCTTCCTTGATAACAACTGGTTAAAAGTATTTGACAAGTATAATGACGAATACATTTACATTCCAGCTGCATCTTCTACTGCTGGTCTGATGGCACAAACCGACTTCAATACTGCTCCTTGGTTCTCACCTGCTGGTCTGAGAAGGGGTCAGTATTTTGGTGTTGTAGATATTGCTCAGTCTCCTGTAAAGGCAGAACGTGACAGACTCTACAGAGCAAATGTAAACCCAATCGCAAATATTCCAGGTGGTGGTATTACACTGTTTGGTGATAAAACAATGTTGCGTCGTCCTTCTGCATTTGACAGAATTAACGTTCGCAGACTTTTCCTTACTCTTGAAAGAGCAATCTCCCGTGCAGCACGTTCTGTACTGTTTGAATTCAACGATGAATTTACCAGAGCAGAATTTGTAAACATTGTAGAACCTTTCCTGAGAGAAGTAAAGGGTCGCCGTGGTATCACTGACTTCAGAGTAGTTTGTGACGAAACAAACAACACACCTGAAATTATTGATCGCAATGAATTCATTGCTACTATCTTCATTAAGCCAGCACGTTCTATTAACTACATCACACTGAACTTTGTAGCAGTTAGAACTGGCGTGGACTTTGAAGAAGTAGTTGGTCTGTCATTCTAAACCGCTTAACTAAGGAGATATAAAAGATGGCTATTCTTGGAGTTGATGACTTCAAAGCAAAACTGAAAGGTGGCGGTGCTAGACCTAATCTATTTAAAGCAACGATCAACTTTCCAGGTTATGCAAACGGTAATGTAGAACTTACCTCATTTATGTGTCGGGCAGCTCAACTGCCCGGTTCTATCATGTCTGAAATCATTGTACCTTTCCGTGGTCGTGAGTTGAAGATTGCTGGTGACAGAACATTTGATGTTTGGACACCAACGATTATAAATGACACTGACTTTGCTGTGAGAGATGCAATGGAACGTTGGATGAACGGTATTAACGCACACTCTGCAAATACTGGCATTAACAATCCTGTAGACTATCAGGCAGACTTGATTGTAGAGCAACTTGACAGAGATGGTTCTACTCTTAAAACCTACAACTTCCGTGGGTGTTTCCCAACTAACATTGATCCGATTGACCTGTCCTACGATCCAGCGGCAGCTATTGAGGAATTCTCTGTGACTTTCCAAGTCCAGTATTGGGAATCCAACACAACTTCCTAACAGAAGTGATAAATAAGGGGTAGAATAAACTGCCCCTTATTATACTATTTGGAGAAATGTTTTGGCAGACGATAATAGTTTAAAACTCTTCGGATTTGAAATCTCTAGAGCAAGAAACGAAAAGAAAAAAGAACAACTACCGTCTATTGTACCACCATTAGATGATGATGGCGCAGGGTATGTTACTGCTGCCGGAAGCCATTATGGTTCATATATTGACTTAACTGGTGATAAAGCAAAAGACGATAAAGATTTAATTAGACAGTATAGAACAGTGGCGATGCATCCAGAAGTGGATGGTGCTATTGAAGATATTGTAAATGAAGTTATTTCTGGTGAAGATGACATTGTTGAGTTGAACCTTGATGAAATAGAAACTACAGATTCTATTAAGAAGCAGATCAAGGAAGAGTTTGATAATGTTTTAAGTATGCTTGATTTTAAAAACTATGCACATGATATTTTCCGCAGATATTATATTGATGGTCGTATCTACCACCATTTGGTAGTAGACCCTAAGAATCCAACTAATGGTATTCAAGAAGTCAGACCTATTGATTCTGTAAAGATTCGCAAAGTAAAAGAAGTTAAAAAAGAAAAAGACCCTGCTACTGGTGTAGATATTGTAAAAAAAGTTGATGAATACTTCTTATATTCTGATACTAATCAAACTAAATTTGAAAATACAATGAAGGGTGGAACTACAGTAAAGATTTATCCAGATGCTATTAGTTATGTTACTAGTGGATTACTTGATTCTACTAAAAAGAAAGTAGTATCATACTTACATAAAGCACTAAAACCCATCAATCAATTGCGTATGATGGAAGATGCTTTGGTTATCTACAGACTTTCCCGTGCGCCTGAAAGACGTATTTTCTATGTTGATGTAGGTAACTTACCTAGAGGTAAAGCAGAACAGTATCTGAAAGACATTATGACCAGATACAGAAATAAACTGGTCTATGATGCTAATACAGGTGACCTTAAAAATGACTCTAAGCATATGTCAATGCTTGAAGACTTTTGGCTTCCTAGAAGAGAAGGTGGTAGAGGAACAGAAGTTTCTACACTTCCAGGTGGTCAGAACTTGGGTGAGATTGATGATATCATTTACTTCCAAAAGAAACTCTATAAAGCACTTAATGTTCCTGTAGGTAGACTTGACCCAGAACAAGCAGGTGGTGGTATTCTTGGTAGAACTACTGAGATTACCAGAGATGAGTTTAAGTTTCAAAAGTTTGTTGATAGACTACGCAGAAGATTTGCAGACTTGTTCTATAACATTCTCAAAAAGCAGCTGCTACTCAAAGGCATTATTACTGAAGAAGATTGGGATGAGTGGAAGAATGATATTACTCTAGAGTATATCACAGACAATTACTTTACAGAACTTAAAGATGCAGAAATTCTTAGAGAACGTTTGAATATGTTGAGAGACTTAGAACCATATCTTGGCACGTTCTATTCCAAAGAATGGACACAAAAGAATGTATTAATGTTATCCGATGATGACATTAAAACAATGAAAGATCAGATTGATAAAGAAAAGAAATCTGGTGAAATTGAAGAACCTGAACCTGAAGTTTAAATTATTATAAATATTATTACGAAATTTTGATGAGGCAAAATAAATGACTGAGATTGTTGACTTTTTAAATAATGTTACTACTAAAAACTTTGTTGAAGCAGAAAAGCAGTTTTCTGAACTGCTTAACGATAAACTTTCATCTCGTTTAGATGATGAGAAGATTCGTGTTGCTAATCAAGTCTTTAATAATGTTACTGATGATGAGCTTGAAATGGAAGATGAAGTAGAATTGTCCTCAGAAACAGAAGAATTAGAATCGGAAGCAGAAGCAGAAGATGAAGACATTTAAGGAATTTAGTCTTAATATCGCACCAAAGGGTCATAAGATCGTAAAGGTCTTAGATACCAAAGGTGGTGAAGTTATGGTTACAAAGAAAGATGATAAGTTTCATATTATGTTTGATAACCAGACTGTAGATACAGAAGACAACGAACGGGAGGCTATGAAGTCTGCCCGAAATTTTGGTCAGATGATGAGTAAGGGTAATCTCGGTGGAGCAAGCTCTTCTAAATTAGGCGGCAAAAGAACTGGAACAGGTGGATACTTCAAATGAAACTGATTACAGAACATGTAGAAGATGTTGAATATATTGTTGAAGCTAAAGAAGATGGCAGCAAGAATTATGTCATTGAAGGTATCTTTGCCCAAGCTGAACAAAAGAACAGAAATGGTAGAATTTATCCAAAAGCAATTTTGGAAAATGCGGTTTCTAAGTATGACAAGGAACAGGTGCGCACACAACGTGCAGTAGGTGAATTAAATCACCCGGCTGGTCCTATCATTAACTTAGATAAAGTTTCTCATCGAATTACTGAACTCAAGTGGAACGGTAATGACGTGATGGGAAAAGCACTTATTCTTGATACACCTAATGGTAAGATTGTGAAAGGTCTCTTAGATGGTGGTGTTAAGCTAGGTGTTTCAACTCGTGGAATGGGAACTCTTGAGCAAAAAAATGGTGTGAACATGGTCGGTAGTGACTTTGTTCTTAACACTGTAGATATCGTACAAGACCCATCTGCACCATCAGCTTTCGTTAATGGTATTATGGAAGGTGTAGAGTGGATTTGGAATAACGGTGTCTTGGAAGCCCAAGAACTTGAAAAAATTGAGACTGAAATTAAAAATGCTTCTAGGTCTGACCGTTCTGCGGTTGAGATTCGGGAGTTTAAGAATTTCCTCTCTAAGATTAATCTTTAATAGGAGATAAAAATGTCCGAACAAGAAATGTATGAAGACATTGAATCTGTTGAAGAGGTTATTGAGGAAGAAATTTCCGAAGACTCTGAGACTGATGAAGTGTCTGAAGCACAGGCTGCACCTGAATATGACGGTGCTAAGGCTGCTGCTCATGATGCTGCTGCTGCTAAAAAGTCAGCACCATCTAAAGCAAAAGTTCCTGGCGGTGAAGCAAACAAGGGTGACCAAGTTGCTGACAAAATGCCCGGTACTAAAGCTGGCATGATTAATGCGATGTATTCTGAAATGTCCAAGATGAAGAAGTCTCAACTTCAGGCATCTTACGGCAAGATGATGAATGCAATGAAGCATGGTATGAAAGAAGATTTTGATGCAGATGACTTTGACACAGATGTAATTCATGAAAAGGCAGCAACGGTATCCGTTGATGTAACTGCTGACATGAATGCTCTGGTTGAATCTGAAGCAACTCTTTCCGAAACATTCAAAGACAAGGCTGCTGTCATTATGGAAGCTGCTGTTAAGTCTAAAGTTTCTGAGGAAGTTGCACGCATTGAATCTGAACTTCAAGAAGAATTTGACGAAGAACTCAAGACCACCCGTGAGGAAATGGTAGAGCAAATCGACGGATACTTGAACTACGTTGTAGAAAAGTTCATGGAAGAGAACAAACTCGCTATCGAGCATGGTCTCCGCACTG